CTCTTCGACGAACTTGGTGCGCTCGTTGAGCAGTCGCTCCAGCGCCTCGTTGATTGATTCCATGATCATCCTTTCATTGAGATCATTGACTGGAGCGATGCCCATTGGTGGAACGAACGCTCATTATCGCCCGCGCCGGATGGCGTGGGAAGCTTGGTTTCGATGGTTTTCTTGGTGCGGTATTCTTCGAATGCGCGGCCGAGTTCGACCGAGCTTGTCCAGTAGGCGGGGTCGGAAACGGGTGCCACGTCCACTAGTTGCAGGCTGGTGACGCGCGCCACGTAGTCGTCCTGCTCGTCCATCTCCCAGCTCATGCCTTCGGGCAGGATGTAGAACGCGAAGCTGCTGTAGCTCAGGTCTCCGCGTGATGCGAGCGCTGCGGCGTCTCTTCCGGCTTGGGTGTCGGGAAGGGCGATGCGGTAGCGCAGGGCGTCCTGGTCGGCGGTGAGGGTGAGGGTTCCGGCGTTGGTGGTGGCGAGCAGGAGGTTGCTGTCGTGGTTCAGGCGGGCCATGACCCGCCCGTTCTTCTCCAGGTCGAATGCGCCGTCGTCCAGCCGCATGAGCGCGGTGGGGTCGATGGTCTCGTGGTAGCCGCCAAGGTCGCGGCTTTCGGTGTTGAAGGCGATGGCAATGCCTTCGAGCACTCCGGGGGATGATTCGGAATCGTCGGCTGTCCGGAAGATCGCTGGCTGGGGGCTGGCGACGCGCTGCAGCTCGTGCGGGATGGTGATAGTCATGATGCCTCCTGTGTGCTCGATGTGCTTTCGGACACGGATTGTGATGTGGATTCGGACGTTGCTTGGCTGCTGCTCTTAGTGGTGCGATACCAGGTCTGCCAGTCGTCGATGTCCTGCATGCTGAGCGCGGAATCGCCGTTGTCGACGCGGGCTTCGGCCAATGTCAGGGTGCCGTTGTCGAGACGTTCGGACTGCACCTTCGCCCACGTGAGGGCGTCGGGCTTGCTGCGGGCGTCGAGATCGAATCTTACGAACCGGCGCGGCGCACCGAACGGCTTGTCGAGGTTCGCGACCGGGGAGAGCGCCTGCTGCAATCGGATGGCCCAAGGCTGCAGGGTGCGCAGCACGAGCTTGCGCTCGTTGCCTTCCACTGTGCTGTAGGTCAGGCTCGAGTCTTCGCTGCCGCCAATGTCGCGGGGGTCCACGCCGAAGATCACGGCGATCTGCGTGGCCGAGGCTTTGATAGTCTCGAGAAACTGCAGGTCGCCGGCGTCCAAGGTGACTTTCTCGAATGACCAGTGCTTGTCCAATGTCGCCACGTCGCCGGGCTTGACCGAATCGCGGAAGCGCTGCTTCGCGGTGTCGGCCTGCTCCTGGTTGAGCGTCTGGTCATTTTTCAGTATGCCGCCGGGAATCGGGGCTCGCTGGCCGAAGAACGAGTTGGCTGTGTCCGTCGCGTTCCTGCTCATTTCGAATTGGCTGCGGAACTGGGCGATCGGGTTGATGCCGCGCACGGTTCCGGTCACCGCGAACGCGGGAACGTGCAGCATCAATGGGGTTCCTGCGGGCTGGGCTATGCCTAGGGGGGAACGTATCGCGGGAATCTCGACGCCGTTGACCCAGTATCGCGGCCAATGGCGTTGCGAGGAGGAGTCGACGTCCTGCACGGTCACGTCGCTGCGCGGCACCCAGTCGATCTCGCGCACGCTGCCATCATCGCGCCTCCATACGATGCCGTACGCGTTGCCGTGCAGCAGCAGCTCGACCAGCCCCTGATGGATCCAGTCGAAAGCGCTGAACCGGTCGTCCGGCGTATCGAACCATTCCGGGTCGGGCAGGCGCGAAGGGGCGCTGCCGGTTCCAGCGGACTGCCACAGCCCCCAGGGCAGGGAGGCCACGCCGTCGGCGATGAGCCTGACAGCGCCGAACACGCTGGCGACGCGCAGCACGTTGTCGCCGCTGATATCAGTCCACGGCGAGTCCGGGCTCCAGCTGTCGCCGAACACTGCCTGTCCGTCGATGCTCCGCTGCTGCGGGCCGAACAGATTCTTCCAAAAGCCCATCGCGGAGTCCCTTCGATTGGTTACCAGATGCCGGAAAGCGGGTCGTACCCCCAGTCGGGCATGTCCTTGGCGAGTGCGCGGTGCGCGAGTGTGACGGCCATGAGCGGCGTGATCTCTTTGAGGCTTTTGCCTCGCGCCCATCCCCAGCCGTCGCCGATCGGGCGTCGCTGCGCCACGGACAGTGCATCGGCGAGCTCGGATTGGCCGAGCAGCGCGACCTGCTTGTTGAGGATCGCGTCGTACAGGCCTGGCGCGGCCACTCTGATCTCGGATGCTGGCAGCGGCTGCGCGTCGATGCCGTTGGCGGCGAATTGCGGGGCGAGCGATCCGACGGTCTGCCAGTCGAACCATGTTCTGCCGCCCCATTTGCCGGTGAGCTGCTTGATGCCGTGCAGGTGCAGCTGGTCGGATGATGGCCGGTCGTCGCCGTCGATCACCCAGTCGGTGCCCGGCCCGTGGTCGACGATCTCCAGGTGCACGATGCTGTCCGCGCGCACTGCCGCCACTGCTATGGATGCCGCGGAGCGGTCGGGCGCGATGTCCACACACCACACGAGGCTCGTGCCCTCGGGGATCGTGGAGTGCGGATCCGTGCAGGCGGAGACCGCGTCGCGCGGGATGGGCCAGTCGTCGGTGCTCTCGTCGGGCCAGATGTTCAGGAACGAGCGTTTGAACAGGGAATGGTTCTTGCTGGTGTCCTGCTCGAGCTCGTCGGTGATCTTGCGGATGGATTGCGTGTAGCCGAGCGCGGGCATCGTATGCCACCAGGTGAGACGGTCCATCGGGTCGGCGTCCGGGGGAGCGCTGTATTCGACGTACAGGCTGTGCGATTCCAGCTTCGACTCGACGCGGTTCCTTCCCGCCTGCATCTTCGCCCACAGAGGTGCTGAGCGGATCTTCGATTCGCCGACCGTGGAGAGGTACCAGAGCTGCGAGTCGTCGACGGTGATCATCGTGGGGCGCAGTGCCTTCTCGACCCGGTCATCGACCTGCGACCAGTATTCGTCGATGAATCCGAGGTCGTTCGTGCTGCCGTGCCCGGCGTCCTCGCTGGGAACGTCCGGCCACCATTGCGAGCCGGTCACGAAGTCCAGATGCTGGCGTCCGTTGGTGCGGTTCGGCTCGAGCTCGTATATGCGGTTCGGCTTGATGAGCTGGCGGAACGGGCTGGCCTGCAACTGCAGCACCTGCTCCTCCCATTTCTTGATGGTGCGGATGCCGTCCTGCGCGATGTAGACGATCTGCTGGGCGTGAGGCCACACGGATGCGCGATGCGTGTTGATGGAAAGCGTCGACGTGGTCTTGCCTGACTGCCTTGGCACCAGCACCACGATCTCGCCGTACCATAGGCCGCCTGTCTGCGGGTCGATCTCATAGGCCACGTCGAACAGGTCGCGCTGCCAGGGCAAAGGCTCGACGCCGAGCAGACGTGAGATGCGCACCAGCTCAGGGCCGCGCGTCTCCCTGCGCGGGTTTCTCGGCGTCATCCAACGCGGCGCGCATTCGCCGTCAGCCGGTTCCCCGGATCGCTGCCACAAGCGCAGCGGCTTCGTTGGATCCAGCATCAGCAGCCTCCACAACTCCCAGTTCGTGCAGCAGGTCGGCCACCACCTTCACCTCGTCCTTGAAGAGATTCGAACGTTTCGGGGCGTCCATAATCGTCGCCGCCGTCATGAGCTCCGCGAGACGCAGATCCGTGACCGGGTCACGCGGGTCTATCCTGCCGTCCGAGCAATACTGTTCGACCAGCTTCGCCATCTTCTCCACGCAGCCGCCCGGCACCCATGTGGCATGCTGCGGCGCATGCGTTTCGATGACTTTGAGACGATCCAATCGTTCGGATTCGGCTCTGCCGTGCGCCAGTCTCTTCCTGCGGCCCCTCGCATATGATGCGTTCGCGCCCCTGCATCTCTCGCACTTGCATCCGCGCCGGTAGCGTGCGCGCGTGCCATGCTCAGGCATCGTCATAGCCACCTCCAACATGGCCCGTGTCACGGGTTCGCGGGTTCGCTCGGGGAGAGAAAAAATGGAAACTGCGCGGGTCTTGCATTACGTGCTTCTTAAAAAATCGCGTGGCGTTCGCGGCCGATGGACGGCAGTGGGGCTACCAGTTGCGTGATCGAATGTGGTTTTGCGATTCGATTCGTTGAATTCTGTTCTGCTTCGCGCTGTTGCATCCGTAATGCGCTGGCTGCAGGTTGCCCATGGCCCACGTGCCCCCCAGTGACCTTGGCAGGATGTGGTCGATGCTCGGGCCGAGCGGGTGGCGTGGCCTCAGGCCGAACACTATCGGCTTGCCGCACAGGGCGCAGATGCTGCCGGGCGGGCACACGAGGCGCAGGAGCCGCTGGCGCTCCCTGCCGGTGGGCTCACGGTCTGGGCCGGGACGATATGACATTGGTTACATGGGTCACTGGTGCTGGAGCGCGGCCACGATGTCAGCCGTCGTGCTCTCGCTGGTAAGTGCCGCGATAGCGTCGAGAGCGCCTGCCGGCAGACTTGCCGTCGGTGCGGCGGCGAGGTCGACGTGCTTGCCCTGCCCATCCACGATGTCGAGGGTGACAGTCGCCTGCGTGGGATCCGCGTCGCTTGTGCCCAAAATGGCTTGCATTGATCTGTTACCGGCCATGAGCGGCTCTAATCGTCGATGTGTGTGGTTGCCGATGATTCGGACATATGCTGCTTCGTGCAGCAGCTCCTGCGGATATGGCGAAGCCCCGCGTCATCCATTGGGTAGGACGGTGCGGGGCCTTGAATGCCATCAACCGGAAAGGAGCAGAACATGTGGTCTTCTGTATTTTTAGCCACTTCTCCCACTGCAATAATCGTGGACAGTCGGGATTTTCGCAAGTCGTGGTCAAAGATTCTCGGCCGAATAGCTGACGCGCAGCGCATTGGCGCGGCGTGCGATGAGCGTGGCGACTTGTTGCAGTAGTGCTTGGCGCAAGGCCGATGTCGCCTGCTCCGGACTGGAATTCGGGGCAAGCGCAAGCCGGTACGCATCGCTGTACAAGTACTGCGGCTTGCCATCCTTGGATCCTATGGGCGCGAGCTTGCCGCGATATGCCCAGTGGCTGATGGTGTTGCTCCGTAGCGGCAGACCGCTGTCTGTGAATGCCTTGGCGATCTGGGATGCGCTCGCGGTCTGGCTGGTATCGAAGCATAGCGCGTGCAGCCGGTGGAGCTTGACGGTGAGCACGCGCTGTTCGCGCTTGCAGACCGGGCATGTTACCCACTGGTCGTCCTTTCCTGCTGTCAGCGGTGTGGCGCACAGCTCGCACACGCCTATCGCCCTGCGCCGTTCGGGCGGGTCGAGCACATGGTCGATCTTGACGGCCAGTCGGGTGAGCGTGTCCAGGTACATGCCGGCGTCCGGCAGCCTGCCTAGACGCTCGTGCGCGGCGCAACGCCACAGGACGTCATGCAGTCCCATCAGCCGGGGCATTGTGGAGTCGAGCGCGTCCACGCCGTCCAATCGCCGGAGCAGCTCGTGCGCGGTGCTGTCGAGGATGTCGATCAGGTCGAGCACATCGAGCCTGATGGGCGTCTGCGGGGTGGCGAGGATGATGCGTGTGGGCGAGTGCCCGCCGGGATGCAGTGTCGCGTCGAGGCTGTCATGCAACGGGATGACGTCCGCGCCAAGTCGCAGGAGCAGCAGGCCGAAGCCCAGCTCGCACTCCGGGCACAGCATATACCCCACGTCGTCGAATGCGGCGCCGCACCGCTGGCAGTAGATCATCGCTTCCCTTTCCTCTTGCGTTTCCTTTTCTCGAGTAGTTCAGCCCGATGCTTTGCATACCAGCGCTGGTAATACTCATGCTGCTTCTGAGCATCTGTCATTCCCTCAGCGCTCACAGGTTCCAGCTCCTGCGACCGGCCGAGACGGCAAGCAATGACATAATCCCGGATATCCTGATCAGACCAGTCAATCGGCACATGCTCCTTCTCGCCGCTCATGAATACACCAACGAACCACCGTCATCTCCGAATACAGGAGGCTGCACGAACAACGGCGTTGCGCTCGCAGACGGGGCAGGATGCTCGGCGCTCGCGATGATGGCTTGCACCTCGGGAACGGGTATGCCCAGCAGTCTGCCTATGGTCTGGTCATCGGTGTCGCGCTCATGCCAGTGCAGCACCATGTCTCGTTTACGCCGGCTGGTCATTAGCGCATCTCGAATTCGGGAAGCACTGTCTCTGGCTTGAGCACCACCTTGTAGTGGTCCTTGCTCACATGCGCATCGTCGACCTGCTCCACGAAATACGTCACGTTGTCGGATAGTCCGAGGAAGTGCTTCCTGTACTCGTCCTTGCCGGTCTTGCACGTGACTTCCAGTTGATGGTCGTCACGGTCCACGTGGATGCTGCAGTAGCCCTCGATGCTCAGGAGGTATTTGTCGGTGATGCCGTTGAAGAACACGATCTTGCGGGCGACCTTGAAGTTGTCGCTGTCGTTGCTCAGATTGTACGACGCGGTGCTGGCGTCGCTGCATCCGGCGAGCGCCATGATTGTGAGGGTGGCTGCGAGCGCTGCTAGTGGTTTTCTGTGGTTCATGATTCGTTCTCCCTTGCTTCCGTTAGGGCGCTGAGCGCCTCCCGCAGTCCTGATGTGTGGAATACCTTCGGCGTTGAGCCCAGTATCTTATGGCAGACGTCACGCAGTTCGGCGTCATCCAAATTGAGCGCGTTGCTGCGGATGCGCTGATCGTGTTCGGCCAATGACTCGATGGTGCAGCCCTCGTACTCGTATCGAACTTTCGACCACGTGTCCCAGCCGATGTCACCCATCCATGTATGCCCGTTATCCATGTCATCGTGGATTAGCAGACACGGGTAAATACCGGAGTCCGGATTAGTTATCAGATAAGCGCCATAGCGTTCTGGCTCCGCCATGTCCTTGGTTATCGTCCGTATGCTCATTGCAGCGCCTCCGATGAAAGCTCGACATCGCTGTTCGCCACGATGCCTACGTTGCGTATCTGCTCGTCCCCGTACTCTGAGCTGAATATGACGGGATAGTCGCCGTAGCCTCGTATCTCCAGCTCCTCCAGCTTTTCTGCCAGCTCATGCACCTTCATGATTCCTCCGATTCTGTTGGTTCTTCTATTGGCGTCCAGCGGCCGGCGTCGTCCAGGAGCACCCAGCCGTGGAGGGCGGTCAGGATGGGCACGTCGACGGGCAATGTGTCGGTGTTGCCTCTCACCAGCCATCCCTTCGCGTAGGACTCGGCCGGGTGGGCGTGGATATACCCGTGGCATCCCGTGTCCCCGGATCCGCACACGTCGATGACATTGCCGGGATTATGCAGGCCGGGGAACGAATGCGAGCGCATGCGTCGGTGATGCCTGCTAAAGGTGAGCGCCGAATACAGGCTTTTGCCGCATCGCACGCAGCAGCAGCCGTCCCGCTCGTCCACTAGCTGGCAGGTTTTTCGTGTTGGCTGGCTCATTCGGTGGGTTCCTTGATGATTTCTACCTTGTAGCCAACGGTTATGCGGATGGTATGCACCGGTGCGCTGAACGCCCCTAACGTGGCATGGACGGGGTAATCTCCGTATCCATTCGCCTGCGCGTCGTTCAGCAGTTCCAGCAGCTCAATTACCGTCATGATTGCTCCTTGATGTCTTGCTCAGTCAGACCGGTCGGCAGCAGCATGCCGGCATGCAGCAGACCAGAGATGATCGCCTCCGCGAGGTCGATGCCATTAACCAGATCCCAGTGGATAGCTCTGTTAAGCTCGCTTTCGGTATCGAACTCAGCTTGATCGGTGATGACGGCGCACACGTAGTCCTTGGCGGCGGTAATGGCTAATGTCTCGTAATCCGTGCCATCGATGACATGCATATCCGCTTTCGAGTCGTATCCCTCTAGGCCGTTCTCGCCTTTCTGGTTGACTGCCGACTGATTGAGGCCGATGCCTTGGATTCGGGCACGCTCGGCGAGAATCGACTCATACGCCTCCATGACGCGCAGCTGAGCGCTCAGCAGGTCAAATGACGATGCAGGCTCGAATTCGATCTCTCCGCGCTCCAGCCTGTGCAGCATCGACCGCAGTTTCGCCGCACGTTCCTTCACCTCGAAATACTCGGCCACTATGCGGTCTTTGTAGTCATTCATGATTCATGTCCTTTCGTAATTTTCCAATGCTTGTATTCGTTGCGGTATTTCGTGTGGAGTCTGAGCCAGCCGACATGCTCCCAGCTGGAATAGCAGTCATCCCAATCACGCGAGCCGTGGAACTTCACGCGCCACCACAGCCCGCAATCCGGGCACTTGGCTATGCCGCTGCTCAAGCGCCCTATCGGCGGCAGGTCACATGCTATGAGACCAGTCATTCCGTCACCTTCTCTCTGCTGTCCTTTTCGCCTGGGATGTAGACTCGCAGCCACTCACCGTCGGCTGTCGGCTGCATAAAGGTGCCGGCCCACCCCTGCGCCTGGCAGAAATTCACGAACGCCTGCAGGCTCCTCACTTTGAAGTCCTTGCGAATCAGCATCACCGTATCCGGGTCCGCGAGCGCCTCGTACTGGGTCATGTCGCTCATGATTCCTCCTTTTTTGGCGGGTTGCGGTCAGTGCATTCGATTTCGTAGATGCCGTCGTATTCGCTGCTTTTGTAGATGTGCTCATGCGTCCACACGGTGATGTGCGGCGTCTCCGGGCATGTGCCGATGTTCGCCGTGTCCCAGTCGACGGGGATCAGGCATGCGTACGCCGACTCGTCATCCGGATTCCGGCCCACGACATCGGCCCATGACTCGCCGTTCGCCGTCAAAGCCGTGTCGAGCAGCGCATGCCACGTGGACACGCTCGCGAGCGCATGCTTGGCAGCGTCTTTTCGCTCATTGATGACTGCTTCACGGTCGATGTCCCATATGTTCTTCTTGACAGTCATGATTGCTGTTCCTTTTCGATGTGCTGGTCGAGCCAGTCCCTGAGCGCGATCATGTGCTCAGGGTCGAGCGTGAGCTACACGAAGGCGTCGTGGCCGTATCCGGCGTTGATCAGCAGGCCGGGCGCGAGCTTGCGGTCGGTGAGCGCGATGACGTTCAGCCCCTGCTGGATGCGGATGTAGTCTGCGCCCAGATGGTCCTGTCCGTAGTCGGTTCTTGCGGTTTTTATCATTTGGTCTCCTCCAATACGTTGATGGACCTGTAAACGGATTCCTCGAGTCTCATGACGCCGTGCTGGGGCTTGTACATGACGACGGCGAGCCGGTCGGCGTCGAATATCACGTTCTTCTTGGCCCGCAGCAGGTGGCTGTCCAATGTCGCGCCCGATCTGAGCTGGCCGATGAAACGATGCCCGTCCAAGTCGAGCGGCGTCATGCGCTCCCAGTCGATGCTCCTGCTCACGTTCATGACATGTCCTCCTGTGCTGAGTCGCTCTTTTTGCGTTTTCTGGCTTGCTTGCATTGCTCGAGGATGCGGGCCCGGTGCTGCTGGTAGTAGCGGTGGTGGTATTCGCGGTCCTTCTCCATGCGCTGGCGCCTGACAAGGCTGACCGGCTCGGGCGCGGGGCGCTCGGCTTTCAGGTCCCACCGGTCGGCGCGCATGAACCTGATGGCCGGGTCCGCGAGCGCGAGGCTGAGCAGGTCGGCCGGGTAGTGGCTTGGGCCGACGCCCGTGATGGCGGGCGCGCGTCCGGTGGCGGCGGCGAGGATGCGGCCGTTATGCTCTCTCATTTCCACTTCCTCCCCTTGCCGCTGGGCGCGGTCATCGGGTGCTTGGTGATGCGCTGGTAGAGGGCGATGTCCCTGTCCAGGCAATGCTTGGCTCGGTGGTCGGTGTCGGGCAGGCCGCCGGCAAGGCGTTGGAAGCTTCCCGGGTCGCTGGCCTCGATGGCGAGCCTCAAACTGGTGAGGTCCATGCGCTGGTGGTGGATGCCGGGCAGCCGGGTGATCTGCAGGAGCTGGGATTCCAGGAACGCGATGTCGAAATGCACCGAGCTGCCGGCAGGGTGCAGGATCCATGACTCGTACACGGCGAGGAATCCTCGCATGCTCTCGCTGATCTGCTTGATGCTCCGGTCGACACTGGTCATGTCGGCCAGCAGCCCGTTGGAAGCGTGGGTTTCGAGCGCCCACCGGCTGAACAGCATGCCGTCCGTAAGAGGCAGGAGCCATGACTGCTGCGCGTAGAGGTCCGCCTGCATGCTGGTGACGCGCAATTCCACTTCGAGTAGGGAATGCAGGTCGGGGTCCAGTCCGCTGGTCTCCACGTCCATCCACAGCAGCAGGTCGCGGCTGTTCGCGGCCGGGTGCCAGGGTTTCCAGCTGGTCTTGGTGCTGGTGTTGTCGTTCATGCTGGGTTCCTTCCGTTGATGGTTTCGATGATTTCCGTGGCGACTTCGATGGGGTCTCTTCCGGTCTTGATCTCGGCCCAGAAGCCCTGCTCCCGGCTCGCGGTGAAGACGCCCGGGGGCAGTCGGCTGGTGATGTGCTCGCGGATCCATTCGCGGGTGATGCCGCCCCACTCGTAGCTCCTCGAAGCGCTCTTGGGAAGCCATTCTGCGTACTGGCCGGTTTGGAGCCATTTGGCCATGCCGGGAGCGTACCGGGCGTCGCCCTCGAGGCTCTTGGCGTACCGGAGCACGGCTGCTAGGAGCTGCTCGGCGCTGGCCTGGCGCATGCTCTCGCCGCCGTTCAAGGCCTGGCGCCACCGGGCTTGGGCGGTCTCGCGGCTGCCGACATGGCGCGGGTAGGCGTTCCACGCCACGGCGAACGGGTCCGCGAGGACGGCGGCCTCGGCATCGGCCACGATCACGGCACTTGGTTCGCGGTTTCCGGCGGGGGGATGCAAGGGGGTGGTATCGGTATGGGTAGTAGGTATCGGTATAGGATTCCCTTTGCTGGGAATTTGCTTGCCGGTTTGCTTCGATTTTGCTTGACCATTTGCTACAGCACTTGCTTGACCGTTTGCTTGCGGTTTTGCTTTGGCCTTCGTCGCTTTGCGTTTGGCGGCCGTGGCCTTGCCGCCCGCGCTGCCGGACTTGGAGCGGGCTTCGGAAAGCTCCTTGCCGCCAGCGAACTTGCACGTGGTCGCCGATTCCACGACCTTGTAATGGTCCTTGCGCTGCTCCCAGAGCCTGGCGTCCACGAGCGCCTGCGCGAGCTTGGGCGAGCCGCCCAGCGCTTTGATGCGCTGCATGGAGAACAGGCCGTCGTACTCGTCGCCGTACCGCTGGCGCTGGTGGCCGACCCAGCTGCCGGCCTTGACCCATAGGCCGACGGCGGCCAGGGGCAGGTCGTCCACCTGCGCCGAGTCGGAGAACCCGTCATCGACCATGAACCACGTCACTGTTCGTCCTGCTTCTCGGGCAGGAAGCCTCCATCCACTGCCGTGCGCTCCGCGTCGCTGACCGGGTAGCCCAGCGATTCGAGCACGCCGTAATACTCGTCGGCCACGGCCACGCCAGCCGGTTCGTCCCATTCGATTCTGGCCTCGAGGTGCGCGCACAGGAACACGAGCAGCTCGCGGAAGAGCGCGCCCGGCTGCTCGCCGCGCCGCAGGACCTCCGCCGTCCAATACTCATCGCCCGTTTCCTCGGGCTTGTCGGGCAGGGGCGTGGGGGCGAGCATGTTGTATGCCTGCCACAGGTCGCGGCTCTCCGTGCCGTAGAAGCTCACGGCATGCAATCCGCTCCCGTCAGTGAGCGACTGGAACGCGAGGCGGGCGCACGCGGCGCGCAGGGGGATAGCCTTCAGGCTCGTGAGGTGCTTGCGCATCCACGCGCTTCTCAGTTCCAGGCTGTCGGCCGCGAACCGGTCGCGCCGCTCCTCGGCCTCGCTGCGCTGCGCGCGACGTTGCTCGCGCTCCTCGTTGTCCTTGTCTTCCTGTTCGAGCTGCTCTGGGGTCTTGGGCAGGCTCAGGTACAGGCCGTACGTGCAGCGCGCCAGCCACGGCTCGCCCTGCGCGCCCTCGATGCGCTCCTCGTACTGTTCGATGAACGGCCGGTTACGCAGGAAGACGTCGGGCCATTGGTAGCCGTCGGGCTTCAGATCCCACGCCGACTGGTTGCCAAGATCGATGATCTTGATGCCACGCCCCTTGCAATAGGCGTATGCCTGCTCGTACCACCGACGGTTATCCCGGTCGGTCGTCAGCTTCTGCACGAGGTAGCCGAAATTATGACTGCCGGCGGCCTTGAGCAGCTCCTCCTGCGCCTCCGGGTCATCGCCGAACTCGGCTATCGCGTCCAGGTCGGCCAGCGACAATTGGGCGAAGCCCTCGGACTTGCCGCGCAGCTCCTTGGGTATGCCGGCGATCTTCAGACGGCGGCGCACGAACGACTCGCTCCTGCCGGTCTTGCCGGCAAGCTCGCCCACGTCCGCGCCGAGGTCGAGCAGGCCCTGGTAGCCGTCGGCCTCCTCGATGGGCGTCAGGTCCGCGCGCTGCGTGTTCTCGACCAGCATGACCTCGCGCTCCTCGCGGGCCGTCATCTCCTCGACCCTGCACGGCAGGTATTCGAGGCCCGCGAGCTGTGCGGCCGCGAACCTGCGATGGCCGATCACGATGCGGTACACGGGTTCGCCGTGCTCGCCGTCGCCGGCGGGGGTGACGAGCAGCTCCTGCTTGAGGCCCTGTGCCCGGATGCTCGCGGCCAGCTCGCTCACGTCGCCCACGTCGGTTCTGGGGTTGTCGGGGTTCGGCTTGAGCTGCCTGAGGGGGATGTCTACGATTTGGATCATTTGATGCGGGTCACTGCTCCTTGATTGTTCTGTAGATTTTGATATTGATGGTTATGGTGTGCGGTCGCCGCCTGCGCCGGTTCCGCTGCCGCTCGTGCTCCAATGCCTGCCGGCCGTGCTTGTGCGCCGCCATCTACTCGCCCTCTCCCTTGATCTCGCCCGTGTCCGGATCCACGGTCTCGTCCCCATCGTCCGGTGCATCGGCATCGCCCGCGCCATCGGCCTCATCCTCCGGGCGGCTGACGCTCAGGTGCCAGCCTTCGAACGAGTCCAGGCTGCGCCTCAGGTCGCCGAACATGATCAGCTCGCGGCTCTTGGACGGCTTGACGAGCATGGTCTCGATCGCGAACCCGGCATCGATGATCAATTGGGCGAGATCGTCCGCGTCGTACAACGCCTCGGTGATCGCATCGATGCGCTTGTACTCGGCGATGTACTTCTCCTTAGACTGCTCGGTTAACATGCCCGCCACGGCCACGCGGAACGCCGCCGCGTTGTCCTTCAGGCTGCTGGCCTTCCTGCTCAATTGCAGGAGCATGACGGGCGTGATCTCGTCCGGCACCAAGGCATCCTGCACCATCTTCTTCTTCGACATGATTGTTCCTTTCATCTAGTATTCGGGGCTGGCATCCGAGGGGACGCCCCACGGGCCCGCGACCCCATTGCTCGCCTCACTGGCAACGGGATTGCTCCCGGTGGGATTGCCGTACGCGGTGGGGCCGGCGTGGTTGGTGCGCGTCACCTGCGCGGTCGCATACTTCAGGCTCGGCCCGATCTCGTCGACGGTCAGCTCCCACACCGTCCGGTTCGTCCCGTCCTGCGCCTGATACGAGCGCTGGGAGAGCCTGCCCTGGGCGATCACGCGCATGCCCTTCGACAATGTGGCTCCCACATGATCGGCGAGGTCGCGCCACGCGCTGCAGCGCATGAACAGGGTCGGCCCGTCATCCCACTGATTCGAGCCTTTATTGAATGTGCGAGGAGTGGAGGCGATCGTGAAGCTGGCCACGGTCTGCCCGCCATTGGTGGTGCGGATCTCCGGGTCGGCCGTCAGGTTCCCGATTATGGTCATCGTGGTCTCACCGGCCATTGGAGGCCTCCTTGCGCTTCCACATGCACAGGGCGGACACCTGCCGGCGCTCCCTGTCCACGATCACGTCGCGCGGGCGCGGCGGCAGCAGGGTCAGGGGCCACGCCTTCGTATGGTTTAGTTCGGTGATGGTGGTCAGGAGGCTGTCGAGCAGGTCGCCCGCGCCCATCCGCACCCCCACCGAGTCCAGGGGCCATGAGAATAAGCTGGTGCCCTCCTCGCGGCTCTCATCGTCGTCTGTCATCAATTGCTCCTATCGGTTGATTTGGTTGAATGTCGTGGGCGGGGCCGGGGGCCGAACCGGCTGCCGGAACAGCGGGGAACATTTCGCGTCCGCGTCTCAGGCGGCGAGCCATGCATCCCGCCCGGACACGGCTACTCGCCGCGCACGTTCTCATGGACATAGATCAGCAGCATCGGAGCCAGCACGAACGCCCACAGAGCGGCCAGCGAATTGCCGACGGGATGCTGGCAGGCCAAATGCGCATGCAGCCACCACACGGCCACCAGCATCGAGACCACCAGCAGCAGGGAAAGCGAATACGGGAAACGGCGGATCATCGATTCCTCCCATCGCCCAGGTATTCGTCGATGCTGCGCACGCTCACGATGAAACGGTTGCCGACCTTGCGCAGCCGCAATGGGTTGTTCTCCCGTGCCAGATGCATGAACGCCTTGCGGTCCCTGATGCCGAGCATGCTCATAGCCTCACTCACGCTCACCGCCTTGCGCAGACCGCTTTGCGCCGCCACGAGCTGGCTGATGCCATCCATGAGCTGCACGGCCAGAGCATTGGCAGGTACTGGGACGGTCTGTGGCTCAGCAGTCAATTGAGAGCCCATCACGCAGCCACCTCCTGCGAATGGATCTCTTTGTCAAAGCTGGCAGATCGGAAAATATCCGTGGCATCTATGCCTAGATATGAGGCGATTTTCGCAATATCTTTTGTAGAAAAAGGTCGCTGCAAATTGAATCGGTCATAGATGTATTTGGGTTCTCGTTGCAGCGCTTTGGTTGCAAGAGTTTTTCCATCGACCCCGCATCGCGCTGCTTCTGCCCTCACTGCACGGTTTATCCGAGTGGAGGTTTCGTCGAGTCTCATTTTTGGCACAATTTGATAGTGCCATATTTGAGACTATCTGTCAACTTAAAACGGCACTAATTTGTAAAAGTCTCAGAAATAGTATTTAATAGTCCATATGGAGCAAATAGATGATTTCACCGACAGTGTGATTAGTGGGCTGGAAACGGCACGAATCAAGACCGGCATGACAACTCAAGAACTCATACAGAGATCCGGCCTGCGTAGATCGACATATTTTCGGAAGATGCGCGGTACCACTGATTTCACAACCAGCGATATCGATGCGTTAGCGAAAGCTCTCGGCCTTGATCCAATCCTTTTATTAATCGAGGCTGGCAGCGACAAACCGCAAGATCCTATCGACTGGGCGTCGTTGCCCGAAGACACTCGAAAGGAGTTGGCCCTATCAGGCATGTTCGGATTTGCCGCAAATGACAATCCCGATAAAGAGGCCGAGAAGAGGCTGGATGCCGGCGACTGAGCTGGGAATACCTCCGCACATGACCTATGGCCAGATGCGCGGCTATGCGGCATCTCTGGGCGTTGATGTGTGCAGTGACAACCTGCCGGACGACAAGCAGGGGATGTATGTGCGATCGCTAAACCTCATCGTCATAGAACGCGACACCACGTACCGTGTCAAAAGATGCGCCCTCGCCCACGAGCTCGTGCACTGGGAATACCGGGACGCCATGTGCGGGGGGGTGGCGGGGATGAAAGGCGAGCGCCGCGCTAGGCTCCTAGCAGCGTCGTTGCTGGTGTCGTCGGCTGAGTATGCGGGCGCCGAGGAGCTCTATGACGGTGAGCGGCTGTGCATGGCTTCTGAGTTGGATGTGACGGTGCAGGTACTGGATGATTACCGTGAGTTGGTGCTGCCTCGATTCATGGTGGTTTAGTTTCTTTTACGGTTGTGGTTGGGAGCGGTCTCTTGGATGTCGTTGCTTGTTTGCAGGGTGCGCAGTGTGGCTTTGATGTCTGCGAGATCGTTTGCAACGCCATCGATTTGGTGGCGGGTGATCTGGTTGCTTTTCTGGTCTTCGGCGCCGATCATGTCCACTATCCATGAAGCTAGTGAGCCGGTGATGATGCCCAGCATAGCAATGCCGCCGATCATGAGCAGCACTGCTATGATCCGGCCGGTCGTGGTCACCGGGTACCGGTCGCCGTACCCGACCGTAGTAATCGTCGTGAACGCCCACCACAAGGCGTCGCCGAAGGATCTGATGTTCGACCCTGCAGCGTAGCGTTCGGCATCCAAGACGGACAGGGAACCTATCAGCAGGATCATGGTCACGCTGCCGGTCACGTACACTGCTATCCTGCCGCGCAATGCCATGCCGCCGGTGCGGTGCAGCGCGTTGAGCGCGGTGAGCACGCGCAGCAGCCGCAGTGGACGTATCATCGGCAGGACGCAGACCGCGAAATCGAGCATGTGGCCCTTCGCGTACGACCATCGATTTTTCGCGAGGATCAGCCCGATCAGGTAGTCGGCGGCGAACAGCGCCCACATGCCATTCATCACCCAATCAGCGGCATTGTTCCATATTCCGGTCGGTTGCGCGAGGATCTGCCAGGCATACAGGGCGAAGAATATGAGAGATAGGGCTGTGAGCGGCCATTCGGTGCGCCGCTCCCATTGTTCGAGGGTCATGATGACGATTGTATGCTCACATCAGGTGCAGAAGTTAACAGACGACGTTCATGGCGCGGTATGATTCTTCTCAGCAACGATGCTAAGGCAATCAACGAGAAGAGGTCGGAACATGGGTTGGCGGTTCAGGAAGAGTATCGGCGGCAAATACTTCAGAGTGAACATAGGCAAGAAGGGCATCACCAGCGCCACTTTCGGCAAGCGCGGCGCTCCCCATGTCACTGTGGGCAAGAACGGCACGCGCGTCGGCTCGAGCATTCCCGGCACCGGCATCTACTACACGCAGAAGGTCGGAGGAACGAAGCCACATCGGGCCGATACCGCGCAGCTGCCCGTCGTCAATGCCGAACCCATGCAGGCGCAGACAGCCGTGCTGCCGCCCAGCATGCCGCCATCGAACCCGATTCCACCGTCTCAATTCTCGAATGGGAACGGCAGACATCGGCTTCCGTGGTCGAAGCTCGTGATCGCATCGATTGCATTCGGGCTGCTGGGGCTGCCGTTCGCGCCATTCAGAGCGACAGCCCAGTTCGGGCAGATGATGGCTTCCATAGCACTGGTGCTGGGCATAGCCGGTCTGGTCGTCATTGTGCGGAAGAAAAGCCGAAGGAGCCTGGCGACGGCCATAGTTGCGATCGTGCTCTCGCTCATAACAGGAATCACCGCGACGAACAGTATGCCGGCAGAACTGGCACCGAAGCCGCAATCGACGGCGAGCAGCTCGTCGGCGAGCGCCGAGGCCTCAAAGTCGGCCGAGGCGAAACGGAAAGCGGCAGCGGCGCTCAGGACGGATCAGGACTCGCTATCGTCCAAGGTCGTGGATGCCAAGGCGCTGCTTGACTCGTCCGACAACAATGTTGCGGATCCGAACACCCGGCAGGCATTGAACGATGCGATCGTCAAGGCGAGCGCCATCGACTCCACCAAGCCGGATGACTATGCAGCCGCCGCATCTGATGTCCAGTCGGCGATGGACGCGGTGACGGCCAGCGTGGAGAAGAAGAAGCAGGATGACGCTGCAGCGGCCCAGCAGGCGGAAGCTGAAAAGAAAGCCGCCGAGGAATCGGCCGCTCAGAAGGCGGCAGCGGATAAGGCAGCGGCTGACGCTGCAGCACAGCAGCAGGCACAGCAGGCCGCACAGCAGCAGGCCGGTCAGGGGAGCGCATACTATCCCAACTGCGCGGCCGTCAGGGCGGCGGGGAAGGCTCCATTGCACCGTGGGGATCCCGGATACAGTAGCAAGCTCGATCGGGACGGCGATGGGATAGCCTGCGAATGATGCTGAAATAGGTATTGACTTAGGTATTCGCAATTATTGCGAAAACTTGTCAGGCGTTCTTCTGCAAAGGCTTACGGTTGAAAAAGTTCGAATCCCGCCCTGTCCGCATTGTGATGTCTTGCGACATGCGTCACGCATGTCGCAAGACATTTGTCATTGTTGTGGTGGGTTGTGTTGGTTACACCAGTAGTCGGAAGCCCCTGCGCAATACC